CCATGTTTTGGGTCTCATATAACGCCTTTTGGTAATACAGTAAATGGAAAGGGGGAACAATAAATGTCCTCACTTTATCGGCATCAAGTTTCGATGCTGGATACCACTCCGTTTTTGGTGATACTTTCCATACTGGAGGCTTATGTGCCTCTGGTGGTTCGAATAAATAATTAAGGAATCCATTACTATTCAAACAATCTCGTTTCTTCTTCAAACCGAGTGCCTGCCAGGGTTGTCCTGCGGCTGTTGTTAATGTTAAAGCTGGCAATATCTCATCAGCTTGGCGCACACGAGTGTGCTGCGCAAAAAGCGACACGTACTCATTCAGCACAAATCTTTTCGCTTGTGGCCAAAATTTATGGCTTTTAAAACCGACGCTTCTAGGCGCGTCCATTTTCTTCAAACTTTTTGCTATAGATGACACTGTTCCGGTCACACGGTAAAATTCTCCCGCTTTACTACGTAAAGATGCTTTGGTATTTTCTCCCAACGCATTCTCAAATAATAAGTCTGGATTACGGTATCGGTTATCTCTTCCTTGGGCGAGTATTTGGACGAGCGGCGTTTGGCCGACCATCGTCAAGTGTTCGTATGGAGACGAACACTGGCTCAAATAATCCCAGATAACCTCATCAGGTTTTGTCAGGCGCTCTAGGTCACCTACTTCTGAAAATCCGTTTCGGCCTTCTCAATAAACCGATATGAATAATTCGGGGCTGCCCCCGCCCCACGCGTTCCCGCGTGAGTGCCAATACGATGATGTTTTCCATCGTATGATGCAATTATCCACGACCCACAAACACCGGACGACGTATCATTATTATAATAAATACGGTCAACAGTGTAGCTAGGCCGGGCGATGCCAGTTTGCGTCGCCTTTTTTGTTTGAGGATCAATTGCACAAAATGTTATTGGGCAAGTCACTCGAGAATGATCGAAAACCATCAGCGGTAATGCTGTGGCTATTTTTGGACACTTACCATTAAAGTAAGACCACGGTAAAAGAACTAAATCCTCCTCCTCGAAAGGTTGGAGGTAATCGTCCATCTCGGAGGGCAAGGCATATTTTTCACCTTTATGCTCAATCCAAGATCCAGGTGAAACCTGGTGTCTATTACAGTGGAAATAAGGTCTGCCTTTCCAGGTAACCTTCGAACCCACAGAATTATCCATTCCTGGGGTTACAACTTTAAGGACTCCATCGAGAAAAATTTCAATCGGGAGATTTTTAAATTCAGTTGCACACTCTTGCTTTTGTTTGCGAGAGTCTGGTTTCTTTTGGCCAGTACAGGTCATCGATTGACAATGACGACCCTTGCAAGCCCGACAAACACAACAAAAGTGACGCTTTTTGCAATCACTACACAAAGGAGCTTGGTCTGTGACCTGCCTCGACTTTGGGGCGGGGGCTTGCGCCTCTTTTCTTCGCCTTGTTCGTTTCTTCTTTTGATCCTGTTGTGGCTGCTGTTGCTGGCCACGGGCTCGATCTGCCCAGGATGTCGGTTTTACCTGCTGTGTTTGAGGAGCAGGTGCTTTCTGAATTTGTGTGACTTCCGCCACAAAAGTTTGTTTCTGGTACTGGGCATTACACCCCAGCCAGTGGGTACAATTGGTATTACCACATAGTGTATTGCATAAATCATGTGCAGACACCGGGTTACCACAACCGTAGTGACAACATTCTTGTACATGTTGACATTTTTCTACAGGAGCACTTTCATGAGGTCCTTTCGAACCCCAGTTTTGCTTCTTTCGTTTTCCCCATTTACTTCCTTTTCCAACTTTAAAACTTTGGAAAGCGGCTGATTTTCCAGCCTTTTCAATTTGCATATAAACGTCATTAAGACCGTCATTTGCAGCATCA